CACTACCCCTTCCCACACATGCGCCCTGCCACCAAGTCGATAGGTACTCAGCTACTACGCGCTCTGTGCGGAAACCTCTGTGCTTCCTTGCTTGACTAGCCATTGAGCATTAAGCCCATAGTTACGCCTGCAATAAACATCACAATAATCATAGCCGTGAATAGGTTTTCTCTATCCATTGACTGCCTTGCACTTCCTGCATTGCCATGTGCCGACAATAGGCTGATCATCCTTGAACTTAATCTCAGCTACAATGTCATGCGCTTCTGTAGGCTCATTGCATAACTGACAGTTAATCGTGTCGAACATTGGCACATCTTCTAAGTTAGTCCATGCGCCTGTGGTTTCATCAAAATACTCTACATGCCCCATAATTAGCCCCTTGCCTTTTGTGGTTGCCATTTTCCATCGCTACCTACTACATACCAGAGCGCAGGGCACTTAGGCTCGCCCCCTTGATGATTAACGACAGAGCACATAAAGCCACCCCATGCCTTGCCATTCTTCTCACCCTCACGCCATTGCATGTGTCCATGCTTGCATGATGGGCTTTCCTGTGCTTCACCTGTTCCCATTACAGCTGCAATAGTCTCCATAGCCTTATCAAGTGTGACAGGCGCAGCGACTACTTTGTTATATTCATTGACAGGCGTTGTCCAGTAATCCTGATCGTCTGCCTTGACTTCTTGAACAGGTGGCTTTACTACTTTTGTAGCAACAACCTTGTTCATTTCTTCTCTGCTTGGTCTCTTTCCTTTAGGCGCATAACCTGCATTTGCAAGTGCTCTGCCGATTGCCGAAGTCTCGCAATTCTCCAATGCTGAAGTCTGATTAACACCGCGACTAGAAACTGTCTCCTCAGCGTATCCCGTTGCCCACGCAACGCCATCGCCAGCATCCTTAAATAGATACGCCTTAACAATGTATCGACTTGCCTCGACCACTTCCAACTCAGTTGCAATACGGAACGCTGGATAATCCTTAATAAACTTCTCAAGTCTCACCTCGACTGGCTCGTAATCGGCTAAATTAAACATCTAAATCCTCTCTCACACGAATGAAATGACACAACTGCTCAATCGCGGCAAGCTGCCCTAAATTGTAGAAATCTTCTCGCCCGATTTCTTCATTTCTGTGCATACTTTCATGACAGTGTTGTCTCATAGTAAGCAGATAATCGTAGATTTCTGAGTTAGACATAGAGTTCATCCTCTTCTGTGGCTAGTTGTCCTGCAAGTGCGCCGTAGCTGCACAAATCTACCCAGTTATCAATGTGCTGGGCTGATTGATTAGTCCTTGCAAGTTTAACGAGCACCATGATCCCTGCCACTTGATAGTCATGTATCGGTGTTTGTAAGTATGCTGAGAGCAGCATTGCGGTGTGTTGCAGGTTATCCGCAGGGTGGCCGTATGAAAGCCCACGATCACGGATTGTGTCTGTGGCTGTGAGTAAGATTTCATTGGCTCTCATTCTTCGCCCTTGATACTGCGACCTCGGTGATAGCCATCGCGTACGCCTTTTTCATAACTTCTGCGCTGAACATCTATGGTAATCATAATGAAGCCTATGATCATACCTAACATGCAGATTAACAGCAGCTTGTCTGTGTTTGCCATTCTTTTACCTATCTGCCCCAATGCCCTTGATTGGGTACAAACTTAGTGTGACATAACTGTGGCTACATTGTGGCTACATTGTGTAACGAAACGATAACAATTTAGACCTAAATTTAGACCTATCTTGGTCTGCCGTAGGACTTTCCAGCCACAATGAATGTGCCGTCCTTCTCAATGTTGATTAGATCTACCTGAACCTTAGCCTTGTTTATATAGATGATAGCGAAAGCCTGTTGCCAGTTAGCCACACCCTTAGTGTAAGCAGCCTGCTTAAAGTCCATGAGATTGCCTACCTCGACACCATGCAGGACACGCCCTATACGGCCTCCAGAAGCCTCTGAGAAGGCCGATCTGCCTGCTCTGTGAGTATGTCCTGAGATAACGTTCTTGCCATGCCTACGAGCCGCTTCTAGGGCTGATAAGCCCCCATGTGGCTTGATAGGGGTATGGTCTCCATGTACTGCTATCCAGTTAGGTGCAATAGGCATAGGGTTCTTATGAAAGGTAATACCTAGTTCATCAAACTTCATAAACTTCTCAAAGCGTAGCTCAGGCAATGCCCCGAATGCAGGCACTTTAGCCATGATGATGTTATATAGGCGATCTGTGTGATTAGATCTAATGCAATCTGTAACGCCTAAATCCCAGAGAAGCTGCACAGCCTCATTACGATCATCATCTAGGGTCTGGGCATATGAGCCCATGCGACCCTCTTCCCACTTGCTTATCTGTGGTAGATCAATCTCATCGCCAATGGTTACTACTTGGTCAGGCTTAAACTTAGAGATAAAGCTTGCAAGGTTACGGGTTGCAACCCTGTCATGGTAAGGGACTTGTAAGTCCGAGACTACGACTATTCGCTTAATCGTCATCCTCATCTTCGTAATCGCCTAACTTCTCAGGCGGTACTTGATCAGGCAGAATCCAATGAGGGTAAGCCTGTGGTTCTGTAATCATGAACATAGCAATATCTTCTGCGAAACCTGCTCGCTTTAACGATAGGAAGTATTCATAAAGCCCAATGCAGTAAGCATCAAGCTTTGAGTAGCCTTGCTCCTCTAATGCCTTAGTTGCTTTTCTTGCCATGGCACTATGCTACCTGTCAAGTAATATGTTATAGATCTCATCGACTCGCGTGTTGAGTCTTTTGATCTCAGACAACAGGTGAGTAATTACATAGCCAGACAAGCCACCGAGTGCTGCAATAGTGGCAAGGTAAAGCGTGAAGAAGTCTGACTGTGTCACTTCTTAATGCCCATAGAAGGATCATTAGGAGATAGGTAGCGCAGTACAGGTGGAAGGATCGATGCAATACCGGCAGCGATGAGTGCCTGTGGATCTGTCACTCCTGCTGCGTACATTGAGATTGCTGCTACTAAGAAGGCTCTCGCCCAAGATCCTGCTGCTGTCTTTAGTTCATTCATTACTCGCTCCTAACATAGGTACTTGAAAAAAAGCCCCATCATTGTCAGCTTCTTTCGCAAACGAGATGTGGCAGTGGTGGTTGTGCTTGTTAGCCCCTGTGTATTCTCTCCATGCCCAAGCCTTTTTGCTGGATGCAATTCGACCATCAAAGATAATGTAGGTAATTCTGCGTTCCTTTTTTGACTTGCATAAGAGACGAATCTGATCTGCAATATCTGGCATGAGGTCTGGTTTGCTCCGACCACTGACATCACGATCAACATCGATGGCACGAACCCAGCCATTAGCATCGGGATTATGATCGCTAGGCTTAGCCTGATGTCTGGTATCACCGATCCAACCATCCGATGTGCGGTCACGACTTGGGAATGTGTCATCAAACTGTTCCCGCAGTTGCTTAGCAGCTTTACTTAGCTGTGGCTTCATCTGCTTGAATAGCCTCGTAATGTGCTTTAGTCATAGAGGTAAACTCGCCGTTGCCGTGGTCAATAATGGCATGAGTGATCGTACCTTGTAAGGATTCAATTTCTACAAATGATACATTTTCCATATTATAGCTCCGCACTAAATCCGACATAGCCTGCCGAATTATTGTTGTTGATCATTCTACAAGGAATTGTATTAGTCCAAGTTGATGCTGTTGTTGCTATCAAAGATGCAGATTGTAAACCTAACTGCTCTACCGCTAAAGTCGAAAGAGCTGTGACACTACCACCTGACGGTTGTACTGCCACATTAGCGTACTCTAAACTTGTTGGAGTTCTTCTCATCTGTACAGGATATTGATAATGCAAATAAGCCTGAGTAGTGCTTACTGTTCCACCATTGGCATGATTTCCATAAGCAACACTTGGAGTGTGTCGGAAATAATAACGCTGACACATAGCTAGTTCAGCCTGTGAGCTTCCACCGCTTGCAGTCTGGAATGGAGTTGCCTTTGAGCCGTATTCGACCTGCACACCCCAGATTTGGAAAGTGTTGTTCTGGATACCAATAGATGAAGATCTAGTAGCAAAAGTTGAACCTGCTGAAACCCATAAAATTAATTGCAAGGAATCATCCTTATCAGTTCCAACAGTTTTTCCGCTTAATGATGGAACTGCTATTGTTGCTGTATATCGAACCCAATTTGTCGAAATAGTTACGGCAGAAACAGGAATTGAATTAAAAGGTGAAGGCCCGCCACCTGTTCCAAATTCTTGCGCTAGTTCAATACCGATCTTAGGAGTTCCTGTTGCGGCCTTTGCGTAAAATGAAATGGTTGCTGTTTGACCTGCAAAGGTTCGGACAGATTCAATTTTTTGTCTAAATCTTGCGTTGTCTCCTACGGCACTTTGACCTGCGCTAATACCCTGTATAAAGGTGCTGCCTTCATAACCTGCAACAGGTGCAGCTCCAGCTGTAAATGTTTGGGGTGTAACTGTGAAACTTCCACCACTATTTACTTGAGTCCATCGATCAAAATTAAAAGTATCATTAGTCGTATTGCTAGTGAAGTTTCTTTGATTCACTGAAAAATCACCATTGATAATCTTATTCTTAGAAGCTTGACCATAGCCGACATTCCACACAGATGTGTCAATGGC